GGCGCGGGGTTCCGCAAGCGCCAGAAAACCCGTCGTGGGAAGTGTCGCCGCCGCACGAACAGATGCCGGTCGGGCCGCGCGAGGTCGATCTAGACGCGCCGCCCGCTCGGGCCGATTAGGAGCACTGGCATGGACGCACGCGAAACCATCGCGAAGATCGCAGAAACCGCCGAGGCTGTCGGCTGGCAAGCCGGCGTTGGCGCGAGCGAAACGGCCGGGTGGATCATCTCCGTTCTGGCCCGATACCCCGAGCACACCGAGGGGTTCTTGACGCAAGGGTATTTCTACCTTGTTGATCAAGGGCTGACGGGGCACGAGCACGGTTGCCTGACGTTCCACCGCAAGGATGGTTCGGTCACAACCCCGTCAGAACTTCACGCCGCCCGCGAGGTCCAGAAGATCAAGCGGGCTGTCGAAAACACGGCCGATTGAGGAGCCCGCCATGCCTTCGTTTGACACCAAGCGCACTCTTCAAGGCTGCTGCATCGACTGCGGCCGGAAATACGGCGACGAATACGGCTTCCCGGATCTCGTCATTCCGAACGACGCGTGGGCCAAGATCGCCCCAAACGGTGACGAAGGCGGATTGCTGTGCCCGTCCTGCATTTGCCGCCGGCTTCACGACGCCGGGATCAAAACGACCGGCGAATTCAGAAGCGGCCCGTTGGCCGAATAGGAGCGCCCATGAAGACCGTACCCGAGCACGTGTGGGAAGCCGACCGGAAGCACCCTTGGCTGATGTTCTGCGCCCGCTTGGATATGGCGTGGGAGTTGCGGCGCTGGCGCACTTTCCGCCGCGCATTCACGACGCTGGCCCGCGCGCTAGTGTTTCGATAACTGGAGGCCCCCGTGACGTGCCAGCACGAGAAATTTCGCGTCGAGGCCAACATCGGCCGTCTGTCCCGAGAGGAAGGCGGCCCGATAACGGGCTACACGGCGGACGTGAAAGTGTTTTGCGACCAGTGTGGCCTGCCGTTCCGGTTCATCGGACTGGCCGCAGGCAATCACCATGCCGAACCACGAGTGTCGATTGACGGCACCGAACTGCGGGCACCGATTGAACCCGCCGAGCACGAGACATTCCAGGCCGCCGCCCGGTACACGATGCCGCCGTCGGCATCTCATTGAGGAGCCCCGTGGGGCAAGGAGAGAAAGATGACAAACTTTAAACTCAATAACGGCGACGACGTGAAAAGCAACAGCACTGGCATAGCTGGGATAATCACGGCCAGGGCCGACCACCTGCATGGATGCAATCGGTACTTTATCCAGCCTCAGGCAGGGAAGGATAACAAACTCCCTGACGGATATTGGATGGACGAAGATGATTTGACGGTGAAGAAGGCATTCGCCGTATCTGGGGGCCGCAATGACCACGGCGGACCACCAAGCACGCTAAAATAGCGTGTCCGAATAGGAGCAAGGGAGAAGACGATGTGCAACTGCATTTCCGAAGTGAACAAAATGCTCGCCGAACGCAACGCGCAACTAGTGATCCCGATCTTCGGACCCCAGCGCCCGTTCGTCGAAACAGACAAGATCGAAACCAAGAAGCGGGGCAAACCGCCGCGCATGTTCGCCACGTTCTGCCCGTTCTGCGGGGAGAAGTACGCGGACGAAGAACCACTGCCTCGCTGAGGAGGGCTATCAATGTCACATAATTCCGGCATTAGGGGTGGTTGCTACCTAATACCGCATAATTCACGCATCCGCAGAGAGGGTTGGCCGTTCGTTTCTATTTCCTGAACAGGCCGACGATCTTGCCAATCGTTCCCGTCGTCTCGACGCCCTTGATCTTCTCGACCGTGCGAAGTGTGCCGATGCCGAGCATTGACATGACCAGACCGAGAACCTCGGCAACGCCGATGTCAGGGCGCGGAGGGATCACGCCTCCGGACTGGATCACCGCGTAGATCCACAGGCCGATGCTGACCAGGGCCATCGGCACATACCAGCAGAATAGCACGATGGCGCACGTCCAGCCGATGGCGGGCCGCCAGCCGGCCACGAAGATTGAGGGGTGCGCCGCCTCGACCTTGTTGGTTTCGCCTTGCGCGGCCAGCCCGGCGTTATAGGCGTCGGTGATCGATTGCGTCATCTTCTCGGTCGCCTCGGCGCGGGCGTTGGCGTCCGGGATGAATTTGTTGATCAGGGCCAAGCCCTGGCCAATGATGTCGTCGATGCCGAATGCCATGTGACCTCCTAAGCCATCAGCACGCCGGTGCGAATTGTCGCGTCGTCGTAAGGTTGCTGGCCGTTCTCGTGCAGGATGATAGCCGCCACCAGAGCGGTCATGATGTCGACCGAACGCGGGTCGATCACCTGGTCGGCGCCGACGCCGCAGCGGTCTGCGACATGCTGGATGTAACTGGCCGTGTCATTCTCGTTGGCCGGCGCCCATCGGTCAATGATCTGGCGGACGGTATTGCACCCGTGCCGTTCGTAATAGGTACGGATGACGCGGGCGATGGCGCGGATGCCATATTCAGGCGCGGTGAATTCCTCGAAGATTGGGTCGTCATCGGTGGCGCGCTCACCCAGCCATTGCGTTTTGTCGCCTGGCGATTCGCGCAGATTGCCTGGGTTGTTCATGCGGATGCCGCGAGGGATCATGGCTTGCCTCCCGGCCGGCCGGTCAGCACGGCGCTGGTCAGGTCGTTGAGCCGGACGTTGACCATTTCGATGCCCTTCTTGAGGTCATCCATGTATCGTTCCATATCGAGGCGCGGGATCGAGGCGCGCATTGCCTCATTGACGCGGCCGTGCAGTTCCTTGGTGTCGGAGGAAAAATCCTCCCTCAGCTTTTCGATCATAATGCGCGCTTCCTCTCGCACTGAATCTGCCTTCCTGCCCCCCCACACCATCACGCCAATCATATGGCTTCCGGCAATCAGCAGCAGGCCGACCAAGGTCAAGACATCGGAAAAATCCATGCTGTTCATCGGTTACTCCAGCGCGATTCGGCCGCGGACGAGGCCATGAAAAAAGCCGCCACGGCGGCGGCGATGACGGGTGGACTCATAAAATGATGATGGGTGGCGTTCATACTGTCTCCCCTTGATAAAGGTTCAGTTTCTGCGCGCTTTCTGGGAGGTTTTTTGCTATGATTGGCTATGGGACATCGCATTCTGGTTTTTGGCCTTTTTGCCGTCGCGCTGATGTTTCAGGCTGGGCCTGGAGCTTGGGCCGGGGAATTGTCCGAGTGGGACGCCGCTGGAAACCGCTACCCCGCCGCTTGTCGCCGTGACCTTTCCGACGTTGCGGCTCCGGTGGTAAAAGTGCTATCCGGGGAGGCCCTCAAGGCTCTATGGAGGGCCGTCATCGGCACCCAGCCGCCGGATCGTCTCTACGGGTTTGTGCTGACATCCACCCTGCCCCGCCCCGTCGTCTACGTCGACGGGTCCCTGCGCCCCGCGATGATCGAGGCGACAATCAGGCATGAGAGATGTCATCTGCTATGGAACGGCCTCACCGGTTCGTGGCACTGGCACCCACCCTACCAGGGAGAACTTCCATGAAGGGAAACGCCAGGGCTTGGGGCCGCCATGCCGTCATTGAATCCTGGCGTCGCGTTGCTGCCGGCTGCGTTCGTCCGCTACTGCTGGCGATCGAGGTTGGCCTGTTGGCAATCGCCACTCTGTTGGTATTGCGTGCCTGCGCCCAGGCGGCGGAACGGCCGGTAGAGGCCCCGGCCGGCTTCGTCGCCTTTTGCGCCCGCCATCCTGGAGATTGTGCCGGGCAAGGACCGGCACCCGCCTTCACCAAGTTGAGCACTGAGAGGTGGGCCGAATTGCGGACCGTGCAGACCGACATCAACGCCCGCATCCTGTGGATGCCCGATGTTGCCACCTTCGGCGAAAGCGACCGCTGGGATTACCCCCTGGCCTGGGGAGACTGTGAGGACATCGCCCTGGCCAAGCGGCGCGCCCTCGTCTCTCTTGGCTGGCCGGCCGGCAATTTGCCGCTCGCCCTTGCCCGCCTGTCTGACGGCCGCCTGCACGTGGTTCTACTGGCCATTACCGGAGGCGGCGTCTTCGTCCTCGACAATTTGCGGCCCGGCCTCGCCCGCACCGCCGACTATCGCCTGCTGGCCCGCCAGAGCCGCGCCGACCCGTCGGCGTGGATCAGTTTGATCCGGCCATGACATCACCCATACTAGTTGCATATCCGCTCTCCGATTCCGTCACCCAAATACCTCAACTTTGCTAATACCGCGGATGTTGATGCATCTCCCCGTAGAACACTACCCCTCCGGCAACGAGCGTAGCAATCATAGTGAACAGGAACCCTCGATAGAGGGGCAAAGCATTGCCGTTCAAGCGTTCTTTAATCTTTTCTACCACAAAGCTGTCTCCTCTGTCTTGGTGTCAGCGATCCCTCCCCCGATGGTGTTGAAGTCCCCAGCAGGGCTTATCCGGTTCGGCCAGGGACTTCCATTCACTCGTACGTGTAAAACGAAATTTCATCCGCCCACGCATTTCCACCTGTTGTTCCTGATGCGTAGGTTATAAGCCAATACCGATGGCTGCCGTTTGCATCGATGTCGGTTGTATCCGTGGTCGGATTGCCCGTCGTGGACGCGGTAATAGAATGTTGCGTCGCAGATCCGGAAACGGTTGTCCATGGGCCAGTCAACGAGGTATCGCTGTACCGTATGTTCATCACCGTCGTATTGTTCCAGACTTGAGATCCCGCTCCGGCAGCCGTTGTGGTAACGACACGCCGGATGGCCTTCCCGGCCCCGAAGTCGTAGGCCGCATGTGTGCTGGCGTTTAGCGCGCTGGTATCGGCCGCATAGGTTCCGACGGTTTCATCATACAGATGGGCCTCGGCGGCACCACTAAGAGCGTAAGTGAAGCTGGTATTGACCGCCACAGGGGACTGCAAAACATAAACCGGGGCGGCCGGATTCTCATCCCCCGCCCGGAACGCCACGGTGGCGGTGGCCCAGGGCTGGGCGGCGGCGAGAGTGAAGGCGGCCTCTCCCACGGCCTCGGGGCTGGCGGTCATCTCGTAAGCGGCGGCCAGGGTAACGAGGCTGTTGGGGCTGGCTTGCGCGGCAATGGACGTCGTTCCGGCCGGCTCGGTGACGGCAGGGGCGCCAGCACAGGCCATCAGGCGAAGAATCAGGTTGTTGGCGCTGCCGGTGGAGAGATCAAGACAAGCGGGATTGGCGGTATCCCCCAGGTCGTAAGTCCGCAGGTCATCGTTTCCGCTATCGATAAAAGCGACTCTTGTGGAACTTAGGGTGGCCAACGCCGTCGTGAGGTTCACCCCGGCAATGGTCAAGGCGGGGGTTGTTTGTGTCCATGTTCCGTCGAAGGAATAGGTCCTGATCGTTCCGGTCCCGCTGTCGACCAAAGCCACGGTGCTTGAGTTCACGTCCGAACTCAAGGTCGCCAGTCCGGGATAGGCGATGCCGGACAGCGGAAAAGAGACGCCCCATGCGGACCACGCCGCCCCATTGAACTGATAGGCCCGGAACCCCGCGCTTGACGAGTCGACGATAGCGATGCCGTCGGCCCCCGTGAGGGCGGCGATGGCGAACGGCGCGACAAGGCCGCTGATCGTCGCGGTGGTGCCGACGGCAGACCACGTGGCGCCGTTGAAATCATAGGCTTGCAGCGTCTTGTGCGTGGCGTCGATGAAGACGACGCGGGACGAACTGAATGCCGCCAGCGCGCACGTTACGGCGAAGCCCGCAACGCTCAATCCGCTTCCGGCAAGGGTCCAGTCCGTCCCGTCGAAATCATAGGCCCGCAGTTCTTCATGAAAATCGTCGATGAAGGCCACGCGGGTTGAACTCATCGCCGCCAGGGCGGTGAAGGTAGCATCGGCAACGTTTAGATCGTTGCCGGTCTGGGTCCAGTTGGTGCCGTCGAAATCGTAGGCGCGCAAATCCCGGGCGGTGGAATCGTAGTAGGCGACCCGGCTGGAGGTCATCGCCGCCAGCTTCGGGATGGTTCCGCCGGCGATGTTCAGGTCGTTGCCAACCTGCGCCCAGGCCGGCGTCGTCGCCGTTTTGGTGAACGTCGCCGGCCCGCACTGGCTGGCGGCGATGATCCGTCCGACGGCATCGTCGTTGCCGGTCCAGGTGACGGTGTAGCCAGCCGGTTCGCTGGCGGCCTCGCGTTCATAGACGTACAGCGGCACCTCGCCGGACTCGTCGGCCAGCACCAGGGTCCAGGCGCTCAACCCGCCCAGCGTTGCCGCGTTGACCTTCGTCAGGATCAGCACAAGCCGCTCCCCGTCGTCGGGCGCGCTGTCATACGTCAGGGTCAACGACGTGGTGGCATTGGCAGTGCCCGCGGCGAAGGCCACCGCGTCATATGCCGGTTCGGCGGGGTCTGGAAGAAGGGTATTGAGAGGGATGTACAGCGTCATGTCGAATACAGCCCCTTCAACGTAAGGTGGATCATCTGGCCCGGGATTGAACTTCCGACAGAGGTAATCCCGGCCTTGAAAATGTCCCCCGTCGCCGCGAAGATTTGAGGCCCCGTCGTGTAAAGGGTCCCTGCGGTCAAGGACGATGAACTGCTGGCGATCTCTGGCGGTGTCGAGTAAATGGCGGCGCCGTTCTTCGTCACGTAGAAAACGAGGGTAGAACCCGTTGGTTTAACCCCCGTCGAATCAACCCCGCCGGTTTCCCCGGTGATCGTAAAATTCCTGGAGGTACGGAACGAATAGTACTGACGCGCCTCGACGTTCACGCCGGTCTGCGTGTTTGAAAACCCAAACTGAAGGGGAATATCGAAGATCATCCCGCCAAGCTGCCCCACGGCCTCAAGGCCGTTGAAGGCGTCCCCGGACCCCAATGAAACGATTTGGGTTGAGGCTGGAGCGAGGGAGATGAGTTGCGTCGAGGCCGGGGCCAAAGATACAAGCGCGGTGGCGGAAGGGGCCAGAGATACGAGCGCGGTGGCGGAAGGGGCCAGGGAAATCAGCGCCGTGGCTGATGGAGCCAGGGATTGAAGGGCGGTTGCCGACTGTTCCAGCGTGACGATATGCGTGGAAGCGGGATAAAGCGCGGTAATCTGGGTGGAAATCGCCGCCAAAGTTGTAAGCCCCGTTGAAATGGCGGCCAGAGTTCCAAGATCGTCAATCACGGCAGACAGGCTTTCCAGCGCCGCCGTCGTCGTCGGGTCCAGGATTTCCAGTAGCGTGAATGAAAGATTGGATGTCCCGATGACGGGAGCGGTGGATGAAAGCTGGGCCTCATACCCGGAATACGCGGTGCCGCTGGTGATGAACACCCGCGTTCCCCAGACAACGTCCCGGGCTCCGTCAAAGTCCTTGGCTCTGGCCCACGCCGCGCTGTCTGCGACATAGATGCCGTTTTCCGTCGCGTCGGTTTGATTCTTGACGAGAACCCTGTCCCCTGTAACAATGGAGACTCCGTCAATGGTCTGCTCGCCGGAAAGCGTGATGTTCGCCGTCGTCGCGGCCTTGACGGGGGCCTTGAGGGCAACCGAAGTGGTCAGGCCATCGAGGCGGTCAGTTTGTGTGGATGGCATTGTTTACCTCATGAGCCCGAAGTTAGACCAACTCGCGGAAAAGGCTTGGGACACGCTGGCGGGTAGACTTCCGGACAGCGGATTCGAAGTCGCGCATAGGGCTTTCTGGGCAATCCTGGTCATTGCCCTTGTCCTGTGGTGGTAGTCTCGTCATCCCCGGTTATCCCAGCTTGGAGCATGTAGGCGTGGATCTGACGAGCGAGGGCAATGCCCCGTTTTTCGGTCGCCGGTTTCTCAAGCAACAGCGCGGCAAACTTCGGATTCTGCGCGGCCTCGATCAGAACGTCCCTGACCTTGCCTTGGGGGACCTTGGCGAAAATCTTCTGGAAATACTTTGCCCCAGCCTGCGCCGCGATCAGGGATGATCCCGTGGTGTTGGCAACGCCAGTTGCGGCGATTGAGCGCGAACCCGCAATCCGAACCATCATGTCAAAGGCCGAATCCACTTCCGGGACGACTTCCTCCAGCCCCCGGACGCCCTTCATTGATGCCGCGACTTTCTCGGCAGCGGCCATCAGTTTCCCGATGCTCGCCGCGTCCTGGGTCGTCGAAAGGCCGGATCTTTGCATGAACTGAAGGATGGACGGCTGGCCGGGCCGTATGGGCTTCATCAGGACGGTATTCAGTTTTTCAAGATCAATATTTCCGGCCGCGTCGCTGGCCTGACGGATGGCATAATCCCAAATCGCCGCACGGTATCCGGCAACGGCCTGATCACCACCTCCGCGCTTGGCGACCTTCGCCATGGCGGTGAGATCATGAATCGGAGTCTTGCCCAAAACGGCGGCGCTGACGGCATCGGCCGCGTTTTCGTATTTCGTCAGCTTGACGAAGGCCGATTGCTGATCAATGACGCGGGAAATCTTGGTGATCTGGCGTTCGACGTTCTTGAGTGAGTTCTCGCTTTTCAGCGCGGCCTCAAGATCGGTCTTGACATCGGGGAACCTGTTCAAAAGTTCCTCGTTGTCCCGGATTGTCTTGGCAAGGCGCGTTGCGCTCACTCTCCCCGTATTGGGGTCGATTGCGTCAGCGGCGGCCAGGCGAAGCATTCTTTCTTGAGCGTCAATCATGGTGTCGAAATTCTCAGGCCCAACCAGACCCTTTCCGGAAGCAAATCGGGTAGCCTCCTCCAGTTCCCGGAACCGCAAAGCCCCGCCTTCGCTTCCTGTCCCAAGCGCACGACGCAACGTCAATTCAGGAGGAATGCGGTCTGCCCCGCGCGCCGTGGTTTGCATCGTCTGCCCACCAAAGGCGCGTGTGAACGTGTCGTGGAGTTCGCGGGAGAACGCCCTGGCTTCGTTATAGGCGTCAACATCCTTGCCAAGCGTTCTCATCACTCCGGCGCTTGGTCCGGAAAAAACGCCGTCCAGGTCGTCCAGTGTGGCCTCTGCAAGCCTTCCGTAGATACGGGCGTCGTTGGCTTTTCCCTGGGCGTCGGCTTCCCTAGCCAGGGCAAGCGCGCGAGATCGGAAACGGATCATCTCTCCGGTGGTCGTTTCCCCGGCTTCCCTCATTCTGGAGATGAAGCCTTCAACAATCGCCGGCATGGGCTCTTCGGGGAGCATGTCCGCGCGAAGGTTGTCGTATGTTTTCAATAGATTCGTTGGAGGGGATTTCAGGTCGCGCGGGATGCGCTCCCAAAGCTGTGTTTCCGCTTGGCGCGCGTCCTTCATCGCCCCCTCAACGGATTCCCTGGCCTTGACGCTGAGCTGCGCCCTCATGCCGGGAGTGTCCGCAGTAATGCCCTTGGCGTACTCCACGGCCTCCCTTTCCGCCGTTTGGAGGCGTGCGGCAAGAAGCGTGCGGAAATACCTCACGCGCAAATCTGCGGCAGCCTGCAAAGCGGCCGGATCTCCGGTTCCCCGAAGGGCGGAAACCATATTGCTGATGGTCTTCAGGCTTTCCTCGGCTTCCTTCTCCGCCTCGGCGCCGAATTTTGCACTCGATTCCTTGAGTTTGGTTTCAAGCGCGATAAGGGCCGGAGATCCCGTCTTCTGGGCCGATGTCATGCTGGTTCCGGGAATACCGGATTCCTTGAGCATGGCGGCTAACAGTTTCGGATCTTCCCCGGCCTCGGTAACAATTTCCTGAAGGATCTGGGCCGCCCTCGTCTCTCTGCCGGAACGGCTCATAGACTGAAGCACCATCTTGACGGAATCGCGGGCGGTCTTGGCTGTTCCCACCAGGAGGCGGGAGGGGTTCAGGAATCCTCCAGCAACCTCGAAGGCCATGCGCTTGCCTTCTTCTCCCGGGTAGTAGGATTCGGACATCCCGCCACCAACAGATGCCCCAGCCAAACCGAAAGCCTCGGAGGCAACAAATGTGCGTGGTGACGCCTGGGCGAAGTCGATAATCCGGTTGATGAATGTCCCAACTTTCGACGCGGGAAGGCGGGCCGTGGTGACAAGCGGGGCCGCAGAAAAAGGCAATCCTGCACCGACGACCTCCCCACCAACAGCATAGGGACGAAGGGCAGGATCGAAACTCTCGATGTCTGGCTTGGTGAGAGTATCGCCGGCAAAGGGGATTTCAGACGCGAGGAGTCGTGCACCCTTGCCGAAGAGGTATCCGGCTCCCGCGCCAGCGGCAGCCCCAAGCGGAACGGTGAACGGGGCGGCTGGGCCTCCTAGTGCGCCGATCTTGGCGCCCATGATCATGCCGGGAATAATAGGCGCAGATTCCATGAGGCCGCCCGTCGCTCCCTGCCCCACCGCGCGGGCCTTCTCTCCCATGGTGGGCTCGGCAAGCGGAAACTCGGCGAAGTCGTCTTTCGCCTCCGTCTCCTGCTCGGAGACGAGCGGAAAGGCATCGAAGTCGTCAGTCGCGGCGGGCTTGGTGGTGTCGGCCATTTACGGCACCCTCCTCACGTCACCCTTGGGAGTCCTGAAGACCGTACCGGACGGAAGGGCCTTGGCCTCTTCCGCGTTCTTGACCAGGGGAGGAACGCCCAAATTCTGGCGGAACTTCACGATGGCGTTGAGAACGTTGAGAGCCTGGACGCGCTCTTCCCTGCCGACCGTGGATTTTCCTGGGTCGGCCGTTGAAAAAGCGTTCTTCTCTCTGACTTCAAGGGCCTGATCGATGGCAATGAGGCGGTTCTGGAAAGCGCCCGGCCGGTCGAAAACTTCCGGCGTGATTTTGATTTCGTCCTCGATGGCCTTGCGTTCGCCTTCCGCATAACGCGGGTTGTTCTGAAGAACCCGGACAAGGTCCCTTTGCACGAGCGGAACGTAATTACGGGCCTGGGTGAATTCCTTGTTCGGGAAAAACTCACCGACCACGGGGGTTTTGCCGATCAATTCCCCAGCGGCAGGAAGCGGACCCGCGATGTTCCCGGCGAGGCCCCAAATCGTCTGGTCTGGAGGAGCTGTCGGTTCGGGGACGCCAGCAGAAGACGGTGCGCGCTGTCCTGGCAATTCCATGCCACGGCGCTCGTATGCCTTGACCACGAACGGGGGGAGTTCGGGGCGGCTGGTTTCCATCAACCCGGTGTCTGGATTCGGCCGAGTAGTCGGCTGGGTATACTGAGTGACGGCGGCCTGGAAACGGCGTTCTTCCGCGTCATCCAGAAGACCGGCCTCAAATGCCGGAGCGTCATCGGTCAAGATTTCGAGGGACCGACCGGCGATACCCGATCCAAAGGCTCCAGGCACGGCGGCGCTGCCCATTTGGGCAATTTCTTCCTCGGTTGCCGGCCGCTTGACCACACGCTCAAACTCGGCGACCCTGTCGGAAAGAGTCTGCTTTCCCTCCCGCTGGGGAGCGCCGGCCAGCGACAACCTCTCCGCTTCAGTGGGGTCGCGCCCGACGATAGCAATGAAATCCTTGACCTTCTTCTGTGCCGCCTGAGACGCCTTGCGCTCCTCGGTTTCGGCGATGATAAGACGATTCTTGATCTTGCGAACGTCATCCATTCCGAGAATGTCCGGGCCGACGCCATTATCCAAAAGATCCCTGGCTTCTTTCAGGGAGCCCCTGGCAATCATGTTTTCAACGGTTGCAGTGACGATCTGCTGCCTGCCAACAGAACGCCACTTTTCCTCATCCTGCGGGGGAAGGGCGCCGGCAAGTTCATTGATTTCTCGGTCCAGAACCTTGAACTGGTCGGCCAGCGATCCGGGATTTTCGGCGGCACTGTTCGCAAGTTGGGGGATCGTTTTCCCGAGATACCCCGTAACTTTCTCGCGCCCGATCTTGGCGCTCAAGGTTCCAGCCCTTCCTAGAAGCTGGCTGCGGTCGGATTCCAGGCGCTCGTAAAGCCTAACCTGGCTGTCCGGGGAACCACCGTACTGCTGGATCAATTCGTCCTGTTTCTTCTTCAGAAACTCCTGGTACTGGGAAACCACGCCTTGGTCTGAAAGGTCGGCCTCGGTCTGGAGCCGCTCCAACTCGGTTGACGCCTCGGTTCCAAAGGTGTTGATCGCGTTCACCCGCTTGACCGCGTCTTCCCTGGTCCGGATCTGGCCGCCGATTTCCCCCGCTACCTGCCCCAGCATTTGAAGGCCCTGCCCCGCCGTCCGAGCATCTGCGGATTGCGTACTCGCAGCCCTTTGAAGGCCGGAAGTGTCTTCGCGCGAAACGCCCCTGGTGGGCTGGGGAATGGGCCTTGAACCAAGCGCCGTTGCGTCAGGAATACGAGCCATCATGAATACCCGAACATTCTATACTCAGGGGAAAGTGAGGCGTCGGAATACTTGTCGTAAAGACTGCTTAACTTGCTGCCGAACTTGGAGAATCCCATGGCAAGCGTGCCGCCGGCCTGGAGGTATGATCTCTGTTGTGCCGCAACCCCGGAAGCCTTGGCATATTCCCCGGCGTATCGGTCGGAAGCTGCCCCGGCCCTGGAAAGAACGGCGGAATACTCCTGCCCCAGCGCCCGGTCCTCGCCCTGGGCCAAAGCCGTGGCGGCCCTATAAGCCCCTTCGGTCTCGATCCCTCCAAGGATGTCAACCATCGTCGGGTCAAGGGAGCCGGCACCGGACGCCGCCCCAACCGCCTTTGCACGAGAAGATACCAGATCGGCCTTTCTGTTTTCCTCAATCGCGGCGCGCTGGGCAGAAGCCCTCTCCTGGCCGGCATTTTGTTCCAGGGCAAGAGCTTCTCTTTCCCGGACCCTGGCTTGATACTCCATGACCCTGGATTGCTGTTCCCCGGCGGCCTTTTGCGCGTTGCCGCTGGAAATCGCCCCGGCAGCGCCAGCAAGCGTTCCTGCCGCAAGAGCCACATCACCAAGGGTGATCGCAGTCTCGCCAATTACGGCAAGTTCAATTCCGGTCATGGAAGCACCCACGCACCGCCGTATTCAAGAAACCCGAAGTGACGAAGGGCCGTTGTGCCGTCTTCTCCTGATTCGGCAACAATGCGCCCCCTGAATTTTTCCACCAGAGCCATAACCGCGCGCCCCCCTTCGATCACTTCCCTTTTGTTCAAGGACCCGTCGTTGTCCGTGAACACCACGACGGAACCGTTGTTCAGGTAATAGCCACCAACCCCAACCACTTTTCCGTTGCGCTCCATGGCAAGAGCCCGCGCCGTGATGGGAATTTCGTATCCGTAGAACTGCCTGATATCCCCAAGGGTGGCGGGCCGGATCATTTGTCTTTCTCATCAACGGTAATAACCATGCCCAGGGCGGTCACGGGTCTAGGCGCGGTAGCCTTCAAAACAATCCGGCTGTCGGTGTCATAACTGCCCGGGATCATGAAGGACTGTTCATCGTAGGTTTCGTGAATTGAATCGGTCGAAACAGCGACGCCGTTCTCGATGGACGGCATATCCCTCAAGTCGTCTGTTGACGTCGTAGGACCAAACTGGAGCCCCCTGGCGTGGGTGTTCGCCAGAATAAGCCCAAGGGATACCGGTTTCTTTCGCTGCGTCAGGGCGGTCCCGGTCTGCGACCCATACGCCAACTTTGCCGACTTGAACCAGCCATCATAAGGAAGGCCAACGACGGTACAGGTCGAGGCGGTGGAAATCGTGATCGCTCCCGTCGTCGACACCGTATAGGTTCCGAGATCCTTTCCGTTTCCCCAAGCGGTGACAGTTTTTCCGATCAGGTGGGGGACCGGAATAACCGTCGTCGCCGTCGAGTCATAGACCACAAAGCTGTCAGCGATCTTGCTTAGGGTGCTGCCTACGGCTTCGGATTCCTTGGCCCATTTCTCCACGTACCTGACAGTGGACCCGTTCACTTCCCTCTTGACGATGTGATAGACGTTGTCTTCTTGGGTTCCGGGAAGAACGGCCACGTCTTCCAGGACCCCATCAGACCCGTCAGCCTCTCCCGTTTCAACGTCAACCCAACAAACAACGTTCTCGGCTGGGTCGGAAATCAGAACGCCGGCCGTGCCATCCGTAGATCCGCGGATGCAATGGATTCGCGTGTCTGGCTGCCTTTGCACGGCCAAACGAACGAATGATGGTTTCCCGGCCTCGGGAACAAGAACGGTCCTGTCGACGTTCTCATAATCCAAGGTTTGCCCGGAAAGCCCGATATCATAGAGGCGCGTCAGGCTGCGATGCACCATCAGGGCGCGCTTGTCAATCTTGATCGCCTGGACGTTGGCGGACCCGTGGGTAGAGATGTCTCTGAGGTTGAAGTTCGTCGGGGTCAGCGGTTCGTCCAAAGCCCCCGTCTTGGCCTGCAACTCCGCACCCTGGGTTCCCACCACTAGACGACCAAGAGACACCAGCCAACGGATTCGATCAACAGGACCGGATGCGATGGAACGGTTGATCGGCGCGGAATCTCCTTCAACGTCAGGGTCAAAGCCTTCGAAGAGATCGGAAACGGAGCCGATGATTTTGGATTTTCCGGCCCACCACAGCCTTCCCTCATGGAAGGCGACGGCGGAAGGATGTCCCCGGTATTCAGACCACTCTCCTTCATTCCAAAGATCGGTCGCCGCAGTTGATCCGAGATTGTCGAGAACGATGGCTGAAGCGGCCGTGGAATTGTTTGAAGTTGATGTGGAAACCGACGTGACCTTGGCAACCCCGATGATGCCTCCGGAGGCGTAGGTCAGGCTGACCGTTCCCGTCCCACCTGTAGAAGAAACGTCGGTGCTCCCCGCCCCGAAGCGGTAAAAGACAATCTGGTTGTCCAGCCCGTCATCATAAGTAGTGGCGATGGTCGATGCGTAGGAAAGTCCGGATACGTTGGCCCATTGTCCAGTCTCTCCGACCGACCGTTGAATCCGCATGGTCCCGGTGAAATCGGTGGACTTCGTGTAGAGTAGCGAAAACTGACGCGCGGCGTCAACTCCGGTCACCCGGATTTCGTCGGTCCACTGATCGCCTCCCGTAACCTGGGCTTGTACGTTCTGCCCGATCGAGGTAATGCGGAATAATGCGCCAACATATCCGGAATTGAATAGAGGTTCCGAGGCATAAAGAGTGATGTTTCCGGAAAGCCCTGAAGGGGTCAGCCGCTTGGAGGATGTATTGACAACCCTGAATGGACCATCTTCCGGAAGATAATCCAGGACCGCCCACGAAGAGGTTGAAGACCCTGACCCCATCCGCACGATCTTTTGCGGAACAATGGTCGATCCGCAGGCCATATAAATGGTGTTGCCGGACTGGTCATATCTCAGATTGTCAAGGTCGGAAGCCCCCCACGGAGCGGGAAGGGAAAGGATATTGTCCGTGCTCAATCCCACATTTGAGCTTTCGATCAAAACCGAGGATACGTAGCTCGAATATTCCGTGTTTGCCGAAAATTCGATGTGGATATTTGAAGTTGGGGTTACTGCGAATGAATAGATGCCCTTCGAAAGCTTTGTTTCCGCCACGTAGTCGTCATTTCCCAGGGCAGACCCTATCTTGACGATGGGATGCCCTTGGGCAATGACGATTCTTACCCCGTGCTCGGTTCCGGTGTCGGAGGAGGCCACGGCGATGGCGGAGCGGCGGCGGGCCGAACTGTAGCGTGTTCCGACCAACTCCATATATCCACCAACCCACGTCGACGAAGATCCTGAATCGTCGGCGTCCGTCCAGCCGGAAAGATCGCTGGTGAATTCCCCATTTGTTGCACTTGACGAAACGAAAGACCTCCTTACAAGAACGTCATTAACGGCAATCCGGGTGCGCGAAGACGAGAATTCGAAAAGAGCCGTGTCCGTCGACGAAAAGATGAACGTTCCAAGCCTGGATGCGACGTTGTTATAGGTTCCAAACAGGTATTCAAACCCCGGACGCAGCATCATGCTTCCCAGGGTGCGGGGCATCCAGTTTGTTTGAATTTCCGCGCTGATTCGCGTCCGATCAAGGTCCGTCCTGGCAAGGCCAAGCTTAGAAATTCGGCCCCGGTTGAACGTGTGGAGGGGGACATTCCCGCGCATGGCTTACCCGATCAGCCGGTTGCGTTTTCCGCGACCACTGTTTCCCCGCCCCCAACGCGAGCGGACCCAATTCCCCACGGGGCGAAATCGGGTAGGTTCCTCGCTGGCGTCGACGGACTTGGCATCGTTCAGGAGTTTCTTTTCCAACTTCGCAAGCCTTTCCACGTCGGCCTGGCTCTTGAGAAGGGGGGCAACCTGGATTGCCGACCAACAAGCCGCCCACCTGGCGAAGGCGTCGGTCCACTTCGCGTAATCCCCGCCGTAGCTTGCATCGTCGGAGACATAGCGCATGTAAATGGGGTCGGCGTCGGCGTAAAAATAATCCCCCTCCAATTCGTAATCGTTGAGGGGGAGGCTGAATCGTTCATCCGCCGAAATCATATCCAGGCGAACGAAATCGGTGGGCTTGTCGAAAGCCGATGTAAACCCGAACGCGGGCTCCACGGAAGGCGTGGAATCGATCATGGACGAGCGCATGGCGAAATTCCACAGTCCATGCTCAAGAAAGGCCCGGACGGCCCCGCCACCTTCGGTCCAGAACTCGTCCATAACGCGCCGGCTTTCCTCGTTCACGGAGAGACTGGAAATTGACCGCTCCCCAAGGGCACGGAATGTCATGTTGTAGATCTGGAGCCGGGTGTAAGCCATGCTACCCCACTTTCTTGAGGTGCTCGCTCAGGAAGGACATCGCCTCTTCCTTGGTGCCGAAACGGTCCTTGACCACTTCGCCGGTATCCTTCCTGATAACACCGTGTTTCGCAGCCGGGCCCCGCCAGCGGACGGCGTAGACGTCCGTCTCGACTTCCTCCGGCTTAGCGTCGTCATGCTTGACGAGATAGATCTTCGACAACTTGACATCGACCTTGGAGACGAACATCACCCGGAAAAGACCTTCCCAGGCGCCGTCCTCTGTCATCATTTCCAGAAGATCAAGGGGCTGCATGTCCCGGGTATAGTGAACGAAGAAATCCGGCCCCATCACGTCTTCCGGCTTCGTGCCGGCGGGAAGATCGACGTAGAATTTGCGCCTGACCTGGGCCGCGGCCTTGATCCGCCCCATGTGCAGACGCTTCTTCGTGTTGTCCATTAATCACTCCGGGTTGCGCCCTGAAAAAACGGGGGCATCGCTGCCCCCGAAGTTTGCGGACTGAGGATGAAACCCCTACGAGCCCAGGCCGATGGTCGTACCGACACTGATATCAGCGCCGGTCGTGGTCACGGCCAGAACCGAGTGGGAGGTGATGATGCCGCCCGTCGAGGTGACGTGCAGGAAGCCGTCCGCCACCTTCATGCCGAGATAGTAGGCATCGGTGACGAACCCGGCGGCCTCGACATCCGAAGAAATGTGCGTCGAGGCGTACACCCACTGCCGGAAGCCGGTGATGCCCTGCGTAACAATGCGGGGCGGGTTGGGAGAAGTGGAAGTCGTTCCAGCGTATGCCATGTCACATCTCCCCTACTGAGCCGCGTAGCCCGAGGCGTCATGCTTGACCATGACCACACCCGAATTTTGCAGCAGTTTGGCGCCCATGTGGATAGAGACGCGAGCGAACGAATAGCCCTGCTCCTCGTCATACCCAACCGGGCTGTCCATGCCGGCGGTGTCCACAGCCATGCCGATGGCATTGCGGTGGAAGAAATAGCACTGCTCGGCCGTCCCGTCTCCACCCGCTCCGACGGAGCCGGTCAGACGGGGATGTTCGGTCCAGTTGAAGCCGGCCCAACGGCGGAACTTCTTGGCCGGGCCGGTGAAGGGCTTGACCTCGACGTAGTTCGCGTTGGCGAATTCCGGCACCTGGAGCATGTAGCCCATGAACCCGGGACTGACCACGGCGAACATGTTGTCCTCTTCCTGAAGAGGAACGAAGTTGTTGCCAAGGACGGTGCGGGCATAGACCACCAGATCCAGGTCTGCCGTGGTGGCGGTTCCAGTGTCGTTGGTGGCGGTATCGAGTTCCGCGATGATCAGGTCGTCCATCTTGCGATTGACGACGGCCATCGTGGTTTCCTGCATGATGCGCTTCTGGTCGCCCTGCGAGGCGAAGATGTTGAAGTTGGTCTTGCGGACCAGATCATGCCATTCGCGAAGCGTGCAGGTATTCTGGGTAAGGTTGTCGGCGCGGGCGGCGATCAGGCCATCCACACCACGGGTCTGGGCAGTCGCGGAGCCGGAATCGGCAACCAGGAAAACGGCCTGATTGCCCTTGATCGTGGCTTCGCGAACCGTGGTCGCGGTCAACAGGGACGCGCGATCCTCGAATCCCGCGACGAATTCGTCGCGGTATTGCGTCTGAAAGGCTGTTGCAGCCATGGCGGTGGTTCCTTCGATTGTTGCGAGGAACCGAACGCTTCGGGTTGACTGCGAGAGGGGACTTCTGGGTTGACCGCCGGCTTTTGCAATTTGTTATTGGTTCGCGTCGGGGCCGTCTATCCACCACGCAGGGCGTGGCGTCGGTAGTTCATCCGGGGCCATTAAGGGTTGTCCGGATGCTTGAATTTAGACCCCTATTGGAATCTTGTAAAGAGATGTTTTCCTATTTGGTCGATTTTTTCACATCTTCCGGAGAATGGGCGACGAAATCCCTGAAAGCGCGCGGATTCCACTCTTCCGGAATGTCGTCGCACGTTATCTTCCTATCCCAGATCTCATATCGTCCCTTCAAGACCTTGGGCGAACCCGCTTCCCTGAGCCTTTCGAGATTGCCGGGCGAAATCACGTCTTTGGTGGGACCATCACGCCCGCCCCTCCCATCGCTCAACTGAGGCAACGGAATGGCGCCAGAGCATTTTCCGCAAAACGTCTCGACCTGATCCTGGAATTCGGCTGGCGTCTTCTTCCACCACCCCTTGACGACGGGATAGCCCTTGATCCCGAACACCCTGGCATTGGCGGCGGCGATTTCGCAGAAGAATGCTCCGTTGCTGTTGATTGACGCGCTCCAATGAAGCTGATACGGGCAATTCTCAATCAGCGCCTCTCTCAACTCCGGATCGTCCACCACCTCATCAATCGCCACCAGAAGGGGTTGGTGCTTGCCGGTCCTTTGTGTGTGGTCGTTGAAATGAACGAGATGGGGAAGGAAGGTTTCCTTTACGTCGGCCTCATATTCCGCCCATTTCCACCCGGAAGTCCACAAGGCTCTCTGCTCGATGGGGACCATCTCCCGCCAAAGCGCCAGCACGTCCCGATATTTGGGGTGCATGGCTGGTTCTCCGCCCATGACGCCCCGCTGCCCATCAAATCCTTCCAGGCTGTCCAGGGCCTCCCAAATCGCGTCCAGGGACATGAAGGAAGGGGAGCGGTGATGTCCGACGAGACGGGTACAGTTGGCACAGGCCAGAAAGCACGCTCCGTCCGCGACGTCAATTTGGATGACCGCATTTTCGTAAATGGGCCTCATCGCGACGCATACTTTTCTTCCAGTTCTAGCAGTTCGCGATAGCGGGCCTGTTTCTGCGGGTTCCGGACGTAATCGTATTTTACGCCCTTGGTGTCGGCCATCTCGATCTTGAGTTGGGCGATCTCGTCCTTGATTCCCTGGCTGACGGTCTGGCCCGCCGCCGGAGTGACGGTGCCGTGCGGGTTGATCTCGCGGGAAATCCCCACCATGGCCTTAAGAAAGGCGGGGTCGTTTCCGACGAGGGTTCCGTCCGGATAGCGCGCGGCAAAAAGTTTGTGCTTGAGCCCATCTTCTCCGTAGGTATCGAGCACGGAATTCATGCCGGTGAGGTTGGACCTATATTCGTTGCCCCACTCTTCCCTTAGGGAATCCTCCCCCTGGGAGCGGAATTCCTTGTCCTGGGTGGCCTGCCGGACGATTCTGTCTTCCTTGAGTTTCTGATACCAGCCCAGGGCTGTTTTCACCAGCTTGGGGTCGGCGTCCTCGGCGTGCATGTCCTTCAGGAAGGAAACGGCAAGGTCCTTGTCCTCGTCGCCCAACACGATGCCGTCGAGGTTCTCCAGATAGCCATCCGGTTCGGCCGGAAGGCCGGTAGCCTGCCGCCACTTCGCCAGGGCCTCGGGGTCGTCCCCTTCCGGCTTGGCCGGCTTGAGCCCGGAAATCTTCTGCGCGGCATTGCGCCAAGACTTGCCAACGTCCAGCGGGCTCTTGAGCCGCTGTAGCCCCTTGAGCATGTCCTTGTCATCGCCGGCCATGCGCTCACGCCAGTCCTGCGGCCAGTCGGCCGGGTGGGCGCTTGCCGTTTCCGTCGTGTCGGTAGCCAGCGTGGTATCGGTCTCGGTTGTCGTCTGGTCAGTGGTTTCGACAACGTCCGTCGTCTCGACGGTATCAGCCATCGGTTTCCCTCATGTTCAGTTTCAGCAGCTTGACGATTTGCAGGCCGACGAACCGCTTTCCCTCGGCAAAGGCGGTATCCCTATCGGAAGTCGGCCGGTAACTCAGGTCATCTTTCTTGCATAACGTCTGGACGATCCAGTGAAGCGCCAGCTTTCCTTGCTCTGGTGTCGCGTCGCCCCGCTCAAGGGCCTTCAGAGCATAGACAACCGGCTTGTCGTACTCTGCCGGCGTCCACGGGGCTCCGGTTGGGGCTTTTGCCATTACTTCGCCATCTCCCCTTGAAACGCACCCATGCCGTGCGAACGCGATTTTGCGGTTTCAACCGCCTCATCAACGGAATTAAACCGGGGGAACTTCTTTCCGGTCTTTTTCTCGTAAAATTCCATGATGTCAGCGATGGCTTCCTCATCTTGGGCGAAGTCAACCACACCCTTCGGCCCCATCCACAGGCCTGGAGCGTTGACCCACTTTCCATCACGGTCCTGGAACGTCACGCTACGTTCCGTACTGATTGATCCGTCGGGATTGTTGATGAATTCCCCAGGATGGAACGGACGAAGTTTTTCCTTCGATGATGCGATGGTATCAGCCATTTACTGTTGCGCGGCGGCGAAGTCCTTGGCCGCCCCTCCGAGTTTCTGGGCAACGTCGGCGGCCACACCGGCTCCGGCCGCCGCCTGTTGTATCTGGGCCTTTTCGGCATCCGCCTTGTTGATATCGTCCATGGCCCTGTCGTCGCGGGTCCACTCGACCGGCACGCCAATCGAGGAAATAACGTCCCTGAGAGCCGCGCGGGCGTCGAGCATGGGAATGACGGAAGGATCGAGTTCCGCCGCCTGAGCCAGAGCCGCCTTGGCCTCCAGAAGCTTCTGGCCCTTCTTCCTGTCGGCAGACTCATGGATGGGAGATTCGAACTTGAACACCACATCCTGCCCAAGCAGATCGGGCGGGATCTCACGAAGCGGGCCGAACCCGCCGTTCCTCATCATCAGGTCGAAGGTTTCGGAGCAGAGTTCGCCGTTATAGTCGAATTCCATCGGCTCGAAGATCGGCATGGCACGTCGCAGCCATTCGGAAATCCGCTGGCCCACCTCGAAAGCGGTCATGTCTCCGGAAACATCGGAAGGCGGCAGGGAAAGAGAATCAAGGTAGAACGCCTTGTCGATCATCGCCCGAAGGTCGTTCCTGAGTTCGAATCCGGCCCGCAAGCCTTCACCCGCCCTCGGCTCATAAAGCGGGCGGATGGCCGGGCCAAGGCGCTCGTCGTACTCCTCGTCAACCCAGGTAATGCCATCCGATTGCAGGTTGACATCGGAACGCACGACGTTCTTCGTCGCCACCATCGGCGGGGCGGCCAGTTTTTCCCCAGCCTCCAGGAGCGTGAGCGTGATTGACTGAAACAGCCTCGCATCTGACAGAGAAACCGTGACCGCCGGGGAATAGGGGTACTGAGACCCGGGAACCATCATCCAGCGCGGGATAATGTAGTATCGCGACCACGACCCCACCTCTTCAATCAGGTGGTCGTTATCCACATCGATCCACACCGAAACCCATGGCGTGCGGAACTTCTTTCCATCCTGTCCACGACGTTCATAGCGTTCCGTCGCGATCACGATATGGCGAAGATTGACGGCTTTCTCCGGCTCCTTCTCCGCCATCTCCCTGACCTTCGGAGAGGCCGTTTCCGGGAACGTGTCCATGCACTGCGAAGCTGTCGGAACCCACTTCCGGTGGACCGCGTCAATCTTGCCCTCGGCGTTCTCAGTCCAGGCCAAGTCCCGGGGATGCCAGCAGCGATAAAGCAGGGTATCGCGGTTGCGGTTCAACTCCAGGGACAGAGGGGCGAAGCCGAAGGCGGAAAAGCAATGGTCTCCCTGCTTCGTCGCCCGGACAAAGCCGGAGTCCTTGTCATACATCGCCTTTCGTTGGATCTTCGTCGCCCGCTCCAGCCATGCCCGGTTGCGGTGCTTCTTTCCCGTGTCTCCATCAACGGTCATCGAAAACCAGACCCCGGGAGAGGTGGAATCCAGGTTAACTGGACGCAGCAGGGCGGAAAGGGAATCAGCCAATGTCCGTCTTGCGATGACCGGATAGGAACTGGTCAGGTGGTCGGCAAACTCCGCCCCCAAGGACATGTTGGACGTGAAATCCGCCATCTCGGGGAAGAAGTTGAGGGCGATTTCCTGTTGCAAGGACAGCAGTGGCTTCTTGGCGTCAAAAAGCCGGTTGCTCTCCTTGAGAAGTTCCTTGTGGCGAATGTCCATTCTTCACCTAATTGGGCAACAGGAATCCCGTTTCGGGGATGATCAGCCGGCCATTGCGGCGGGCCGCCGCGACCTTGCCAATAGCGGGAGAGGCGTTGGCGATGATCTTGTGACGGGTCGCCGCGTCTGGATGCTGGGCAACGATATTGGCAACGCACGTCAACAAAGCCTCGGATGATTCCACGGCGGGAATACTAACGTTGGCGTTATCCCCGCTTCGGTCCTCGGGGTCCTTGTAGAAGAGGACGATTGTCTTCCACAGAACCTCGACCAGCATTTGCCTGCGGTTGTTCATCCCAGCGTCTCGCTGTCTCCCGCGATGGTCGACTGCCGCCCACCCTGGACGGACGCCACCTTCTGTTTCTTCCTTTCCTTCAGGAGCGGGTCGTCGGGATCTGGAAGAGTGGCCGGCGGCGGGGCCGGTTCCGGTTCCGGAGGAAGAGGTTGCGCTTTCGGGGTACTACTAAATAGACTTCCCATGATCTATCTCCGTTTCCTATTTTCATGTCCACGATTGACTTTCGGCGTCGCCGTCTGGCTCACGGCGTCTCTCCATATCTTGCCGTGCGTAACGTAGGTTGGACCAACCGAGTGGCTGATGATCAAAGCATCGCCACGGTCGGTTGAGCGACCCAGCCGCTTGACGACATCTTCCTTACTTTCTACGCATATTTTCCCATTTCTGACCTCATACCGGGGCGCCGTGAGATCAGCCGTGAGAATCTGGTCTGGAGGAAGCGCAATCGGGCTGCCCCCGTCTTGATCTGGGTCGAGCGCCTCACGAAACTTCCAAATCTTGGCACTTCGGTTGTTTTGAAAACTGAATTGTCTGTCCCTAGTACGCTCACGGCTCCCCTCTGAGCCTTTATGGGCAACTACCGGGATCTTGTTTTCGACAAGACATTCGAAAATGGCGCCTCCGTATCCGCCCCCCATGTCAACGCCAACTATGGCGTCGTTACGTCGACGGGAGATGATCAACCCGGCGCTGTGTCGGCCGATACGGTCCTTCGGCAAGTCCTTTCCAGGAAATTCTTCAATGGGCGCAAACCACATGTCGTATCGCGGAGAGAAAATGAGTGGGTCCCTCCCGCCGCCAGACGCATCAACGCCCATGGCGCACATCGGAGCATTAAGCGGGGGATCAGGTCTCCACCGTTGCTGCGCCGCTCTAATCCACGCGGTAGGAATCACCTGCCATTCATCATCTTCGCGGGCCGCCATGAAGTTTCCGTCCCGGATGGCAGAGCGCATCGGTTCAGGCATGGCGTCTAGAGTGGCCTGATACCCCGTATTTATCAGGAACGGATTGCTAGAAAGCGGCGCTGGGATGAATGTTCTGGACGTTGGAATGTAAGTCTTAAGATTTCCGTCCTTGTCTGTGAATTCTCGTATATCGTTAGGACCATCAACCTCAAGATCGTTGCTGTCCGGGTCCGTGATAAACCACCGCAACTCCCCGTTCTTGGCTGGATTGGGGTGCGTAATGTCAAGCCACGGCCTGAACATCCCAATTACCCACTCCCCCTCCGCCGTCAGCGGTGGGTTTGTGGCGAGAACAGCACGGCAACGCTGGCTCGATTTCACACCTAACACAGATTCGGCGTCGCGTACCCACCCCAAGATAAACCGGATCACGGCCTCTGAAACTTGGCACGCCTCGTCGACACCACGCAAATCGTGCGGCCGGCCCTGCCACGTCATGACCTGTTCAAGAGAACTCGCCGCACCAAACTCGACGAGGCGCGAATCGCGTGTCCTAAGCTTCGGGGGGATCTGTCCGCTGTACCCGTCCCGCGACCCATAAATATCAAGAAGGCGGTCCGTCAACCCCCCGAGATCGGTGTATTGCTTGCGGAGAATAAGCGATCTTTTGTGCTGCGTCAGGGCCAGCCCGGCCAGCAAATCCGTTTTTCCGCCTCCACCGCTTCCGCCGTAAAGTAGAAGATCTGCTAACGAAAAGTACGCCTCGGTTTGGGGGCCGGGGTTGGGTATCCAGCACAACCCTTTCGTGGCCTCCATGACATCATGCTTGATCTTGGCTTGCGCTTCCGGGGGTAGGCTCCCAAGGCGCGATAAGACCTCATCCAAGTTCATGCGGATCGTGAAGCCCCATCAGGTACATCCGGCGGTAATAGTCCGTTGCGCTCAATTCGCCTTGGATGTGGTTGATCTGTGCCGCCATCGGGCCGACTTGGTTTGACACCTCCAGCAAACGGTTCTCAGCAACCTTCATTTCTTCGGGGGATGCGCCGCGATCCCGGAGAGCGATCACCGCCCCCTCTCTCCGGTACATCTCCGTCTTCAGCGCCTCGAATTGAACCGTCTTTTCGGCAAGAACGTGCTCAAGCCACTTCTTCTTGCGCTCCAGTGTAAGGGCGAGGTGGGTTTCGTACCGATCCGGGTAGGGGTTGGGATCGCGCATCATGCCGCAACCTGCCGGAAGGTGGACGTTAACCCCAGCCAGCCGGGCAAGGTCGATGAAATGAGCGCACCCGACGAATTGGGAGATGTATTCCTCGCCGGATTCGAGATCGATGCCCCACAAGCCAATATCGGAAGCCCCCTCTTCAATGGCCTGGACGATCAGCCAGGAAATCGAGGACGAGAACCACATCCTGCGGCCGTACTTGGTCAGCATCGCCTCTTTCGGGTAGACGAAATTCGATGACCAGTCGCCTTTGATGCTGTCTTTCAGGAACTTGGCCGGATCGGGCTTGCCGTGCTCATCTGCCCATACCTGGATGGCTTGCGCCATGGGGTTGAACGTCACCACCTGTTGCGGTGACTTCACCAGGGATAGATCATTGAGGTAGCCAGCGAAGTCCGCCGGCCACGTGTTGTGCATCTCATAGAGACGATCCCAGGGATGGGCGTCTTTGCCCCCCGGGCCAATCGTCCAGTGCTGCCAGTCCGGGGAGCCTATCGGGCCTTCCATCCTTGATGGCGTGGTCCCGTAAATGGCGATTCTCTTTACCGGCCTGTCCACACGCTGGATTCCGGGTTGCCGTGCAACATAATCTGATTGAAGCTCTCGCACGCCGCCCGGATCACCCCGTAGTGTATCCCCGTCAGCGGACAGAACGGCAACAGGCTGCGCTCCATCATCTCCGCTTCGCTCAGTGTCTCCAGCATCTTCGGGAAGTCGTGTCCCGCGAACGTTCCGCCTTGCCTTAGCTTTTGTCGCCATGCACCTATATCCGCTTTGACATTTTCATAATCGTGGGCCGCGTCGAGAAAGATCAGGTCGGCCGCTTCGTTTGCGATGAACTGTGCGGTTTGCCGGCTGTCACCGGCAATGATCGTCACCCTGTCCCCGAACCTGGAAAGCCGTTCCGTGGCATACCGGAGCATGGCCCACCGCGGCACCTTGCCGGTGTTCTCACCCTCCGAACCCTTGAACGTGTCGATACAAACGACATGGGCTGTCGAGTTTTCGAGGAATATTTCCGCTGACCCGCCAAGAAAGGTTCCGACCTCGATGATGAAGTTTTTCCCCTTGGCAAGATCGGCCAGCGCCGCCCGGTCCCCATCCGTCAGTTGATCCAACGAACAAGGTCCGGGCGGGGCCGGGAAGGCAAGGAAATGCTCGGTCACGACCCGGCGACAGTTCCCACGTTGCTGAGGATCGACCAGCGGGTGGCAGAAATGCCCTCCAACACAACGGCGGCCTCGACGGCGGGGAAAGTCAGGGTAGTGTTGGAGCCCTGCACGCCGAAGAGGATCGTGGTCGCGCTGGTGACAATCGTGGTGAGCGTCGAAGACGAGTTGCTGACCACCTTCGCGATGTAACCCACCGCCGGAGCGGGCATGGTGTACGTCGGGGCCGTGGTGGTCGAGGCAATAACCGAGATGCCCCGGTTATTGAGCGTGGTGCCGGTGGTCGGGGCGTAGTAATCCGTCATGACGGCAGCCCGTTGGAACTTATCCACCAGGAAACCGTCCTTGGAAATGCCCATGCGCCGGCCCCACAGGCCGGTTAGGATCTTGAAAGCCATGATCGAACTCCTTGCTATTTGTTGTTGCTGATCTCAGCCCGCAAACGACAATTCGCGCTCCTTGTCGGCGCTGTTTTGCGTGTAAGCCCTCAGGCCGACCACGCTAGTCCCGGGACGCGGCAACACTCTCGCCACGACCCGATTCAGATACTTCATCCGCACCCCGGCCCGCGCCATGCGGTCCTGCAAGTCGGTGTCGTTGACGCGGTTCCATGTTTTCCGCCAGCAATCCGGGTTATATTTGAAAAACTTGAGGTAGGATCGGTAAAGCCAGGTTTGCGTCCCTCCCACCTTGTTTCCCCGCACGCCATATGGTTCCACAGGCCCCTCGTGCGTTTCGTGCGCGGCGGAAACGAATTCAGCGTCTGTCTTCACAGCGAACGCCATCAACTGGCTTAGATGATCCGGCGTCCATTCGTCGTCATCGTCTATTCTGGCAATCCATTCCCCGCCGCAGAATCCCAATGCCGCGTTGGCCGGGACCACTGGCCCAGCAAGCCAATGATTTTCAGCCGTCGCCGGATATGTCATCGTCCTCGGAACGTTCACCACCCACACCGAGGGTTCCTTTCCGAGTGGATAGGCGGTAAGCACCTTCTCAGCCGTGTCGTCGGTGCATCCATGGGCAGCAACGATGATCTCAAAGTTTCGGTAATCCTGGGCCATGACGCTCGGCAGCGCACGGGACAACAAAAGATTGGCCCTATTGTGCGTCGGAATATAAACGCTGATCCTCGGCCGATAGCTGAAATACGCCCGGCCATGATATTCCCAAGTGTCCGGTTTTGATGTGCCGGCGAAAAGCCTCTCGTAGCGAAGCATCAGCGGTTCCGTCACGCGGTACCTTACGTCCCGCGCAAGGCAAATCAGCCGGTCCTTGATCGCCACTCAGCTCTCTCCCTGGCAATTTTAATAACCCTAGCCTCGCACGGGGATGGTTTCTTGATTCCATCGCCCAACGCACGCTCGGCTTCCCTGACGTTCCTGACCATTTCAGCGAATTCATAAGGCTCCATGGAAGCGCAGTGGTCAGGGCCTTCCATGCCGCAATCAAGGGTGATGTGCTTTTCGATGATCGCCGCCCCCATTCCCACGGCAACGGCCGGAACGACCACACTTTTCGTGTGGTCGGACAAACCTACAGGCAGCCCGAACACCTTCAATTCGTTCATGGCCAGCAGATTCACTTGGTCTACCGGCGTCGGATAGGATGAAACGCAATGCAATAGGGAAGCTGTCCCGACGATTACGACCGCATCGGCAACCATGCCCATTGTCGCCATGCCGGTCGACAAGATGACATCTGCCCCACGTACCGCATTCATCAGCACAACGTTGTCCAGGTCGGCCGATCCGATCTTGACCGTAACGTTCAAATCGTCGATCAGAAATCTCGCAGAATCGGGATCGAATGGCGTACAGATGAATCGCACTCGGCAACGGCGTTTGAGGTCAGCCATCTGCTTGCAGGTCAAAGCCAAGTCTTTCAGCATTTCCCGTCTTGGGCCTGGATGCTCAAGCTTGGCCGGGTCGAATAATTGGAATTTAACGGCATCGGCCCCGCATTCCTCGGCAACCGCCATCAATTCGATGGCCAGATCCATATCGCCGTTATGGTTGACGCCGATTTCAGCAATCACCAATGCCATGGCTTCGATAATTCCAGGTCTGCCGTTGCGAGGACATTTGCAATTCGCCTAGAAGCCCCGAAACCTCCATATGGCGAATCGAACGGGCCGGTGTATTCTAGGACCTTCCGTATGCCCCCCACTATCCCACCCATCGGAACATCCACCACCGATGGCCCTCGTGATCTCCCGTCCTGCCTTCGTCCGATATTGACCGTCGGGACTTTCATGACCGGGGCCTCGATCAATCCGGATGACGAATTTCCTATGATCGCCGCCGCGCCTCTGCAAGCAGCGACGTACCCCCCCCCATCAAGGGGCGTCTCGGGCCACGGGAATGCCCCACGTATGAGATCAGACCCAGGATCGTTATTCACCCCCGTCCAGACCACACCGTACTCCGGAAACTCCCCAAGGGCCGCAACGACATCACGCGGGTCTTCATCGGCGGTCGTTGCCGGATGAAACGTCAGAACGAAGTATTTTCCCCTTCTTCGCGGCGGCATGTTTCGAAGGTTGTCGAGTCCAGGCGCCCCCATGACCCAAACCCTACGCTCTCCCATGTGTTGAAGCCGGGAAGCATATTCCTCGGTCGCTGCGAAATGCAGATGCGCCAGCTTCGTAACCGCGTGACGGATCTGGTCGTCGAAACTTCCGAAAGAACACTCCCCGCCGTGAATGTGGGCTATCGGAATCTTCGCCACTGTCGCGGCGAGGCACGCGCCCAAAATCTCGAACCGATCACCTAAGACCAGAAGAACATCCGGTTTGAAGCGATCGATCCAATACGCCGTCTCTGAAACGCAGCAATACGGCGGCAGGCCCTCCAGGCTTATGGTGAGCCCATTAACCAGTCGGATAAGGTGTGTCAGGGGAGTTGCGTCGGCCCGCCCACTTGTAACGACCAGTACGCGGCGATTACTCTGTCCTGGTCCAGTTCCGAAAGGTGAGTCGAGCAAGGCAGGCTCACTCCGCACGGTTCCGTCCGGCATTCGATCCCCTTCATTTTCATTTTCTCGACCAGTCCGTCATGCGTCCCATTTAGGGTGCAAAGCCACCGGCTGGCGCCACGGTCCATCAGGTCGATTCCGGAGTCCCGATATCGCTCCCATATCCTTCGTTTGGTTGCCTTGAACTCATCGAGCCGTTCCATCTGCGCGCAGCCGATGGCCGCGTTCACGTTCGCCATCCGCGAATTGAAGATGCCGCTTCGCCCGTATCCTTGCTTGATCACCGAGCGCACGGCCGATTCGAGAATGATATCATCCCCAACCACCACGCCCCCGTGGCCGCAGGTGACAACCTTGTTCGCGGCAAACGAATAGCACTCTAGAGAGGCACCCGTTGGGGGTTCGCCAATGGCAGGCGCCCGGTCGCACAACGCCCCATAGAACGCCGTGTCGTGGTTTTCCCCACCTTCAACCTCGATGATATCGCATCCAAGGTTGGTCAGGACGTTCCGCATTGCCGGAAATGCCAGGCGCTGAACCGGCATGGCCCCATTCAGCCCGAGAACAACCGCCGCAGATTCGAGCGCGCTGGTTCCCGTCGTGGTCGCCACGGCCCACCCGCGCCCGGCCGCTCTGGCAACCATATCCTCCAGGCGCTCAACAAATGGCCCCTCTGGCCCTACCCATGTCGACGCCAGAACCTCGTCGACATACTCGCTCTCGCGGCCCGACAGGTTTGGGGAAGCGTGCGGGATCATGCGATGTAATTCCAGCAGTTGGCGCACAGCGGGCCGGAATAATTATTCCCGGCCAAGGAAGCCCGGTAGTCCTCTATGGTCTTTGCCCTCCAAATCTCCGCAAGCGGTTTTTCGAGAATGTTTCCCAGGTTAGTGATGCCGTCATAGTCGTTGCAGCATACCCTCACGCTTCCATCCCATTGTACCGTCAGCTTGTCGAAAACCTCCGGGCATGGATCGGGATGCTTCAACTTTGGTTCGAATGCGCTCAACGATGCCAACCGCGTCACTTCATCCGGCCGCAGCCTGACGGCGCCCATGTCCATATGAGAGAAAATCGTCTTTCCCACGGTCACCTGATCGGCGATCTGCCCGAACAGGTTCTTGAATTCCTCGACCTGTTCCGGCGGCTCATAAGTTGTCGTGGTGGAAACCTGGATATACGGCTTGCCGTTGCCAAGGCGCCAAACCATTCCCACCACTTCCAGAAGGCCGTCGAAGAAATCCGTATTCCTCATTTCCGCGTAGGATTTCCGATCAACCCCCTGAAACGAGAACTTGATTGAATCCAGCCCAGCGTCAATCAGTTTGACGGCCAGGCTTTCGGTCAGCTTCGACCCGTTCGTGTTGATATGCGTCAACATGCCAGCTTGCGAAGCCTGCCACACGAACTCGCTCAACCTTGGATGCAGTGTTGGTTCGCCCCACCCGATGAACCGAAGGGCCGGTTTCCATTCCCGGCATTCATCAAGCAGCCTAGCCCACACCTCCGCTGGCATGAACCCAGACACCCGACGCATGGCCTTGTTCCCGGTCGGGCACATCAGGCACCGAAAGTTACAGGCGTTCGTTAATTCGACGTCGATCAACGACGGAAACGAAGCAAGGCCCGCCATCTTTTCCCCATTGGTTCCGGCATTGCACGTCGCGTAAAGCCGTGAAAATGGGTTCACGCGGCCCTCATCAGGGCTTCGGCCCGCTCGAAATCGGCCATGACATCGATATCGACCGACCGATAGGACGGCATCTGATAAACCACCGTGCGCGGACCATCGAAATTCCGGTGTTCCCGCAACCACGAGGAATAGGCCACATACACAGCCCCGTTGGGCACCGGAACCCCGAAGTCGCACGATACGCACGCTGGTGATGCGGTGGCCCGGCAAAGGTCGATGCAGGCGTTGACGTCGCAGGGAACCCGCAACGGAGAGGTCGGCTGCAACAGCACGACCCATTCTGATGGGATCTGGTCCATGACCTCGAAGATAGCGTCGTATACAGACCCGTCACCGAACTTCGGATTGCGGTTGAAAACCTCGGCCCCGTAGGCTTCGGCAACGTCCGCTATCTCGGCATCTTCCGTGCTGACAACTAATCTGTCGATGCGCGACTTCTTCGCAGTCTGGATCGTATATGCCAGCATGGGCTTGCCGCATAGATTCTTGATGTTCTTTCGCGGCAGCCGAACCGACCCGCCGCGAGCGGGGATGATACCGAGAATCAAGATTGTCTCCTATCCCCCATACCCAGGTGTCACGTTGACCACAACATCCGTCGACGACACACACGCGATGTAGCTCTGCGACGGTCCGACCTTGATGATGTCGCCGCCCAAAACCATCATGGCCGTGCCCACCACCGCAGAAACCAGCGACGATCCGAAGGCAACATAGAACGGCGTGGTCGCCGAGAGACCCTGCACCCGAACCGTGCGGGAACCGGGCCCCTGCCACTTCCGCAGGGTGCTCTCAATGGCATACGCTACCGACGCGCTGCCCAGCGTCGAGTTGAAGCTCGTGACGGTCGACCCCACAACCGGCTGGAACACTTGCTCGTATCTGTTCATGCCTAACACCCCTTACTGGAAATCCGGCATCGGCCATCGCCCGCCGAATGCCAACCAAATCGCCCAAATGCGTCACATGGGCCGCGACGGCCGAAGCCCCGGCCCGCACAGCCTCTACCATGTGCTCCGGCCGCCCATACCCGCCGGACGCCATCACCGGGACACTTAACCACGAAACCTCATGGATCAGGTCCAGCCCGTATCCCGCCCCCATGCCCTCGCGGTCTATGGACGTGAGCAGAACCTCCCCGGCGCCCCTATCGACCGCCTCGCGTGCCCACTCAGTAGCCTTTTTGCCGGTCGGCTGACGCCCACCGTCGCACCATGCCTCTCCGGTCCCGCTGGCGTCGACCTGGATTACAACGGCCTGGGAACCGTACTTATGGGCCAATTCGTCGATCAGGCTTGGCCGTTCAATCGCCGCCGTGTTCAACGCGATCTTGTCGGCCCCAGCGTTGAACAGCCGCCGCGCATCATCGACTGACCGAACGCCGCCACCAACAGTCACCGGCACGAATGTTTCCGCCGTGGTGTGTTCGACAAGCCAATCAAGGCTGTTGAAGCCGTTTAGCGACGCCACGACGTCCATGTAAACGATTTCGTCCGCGTCGATCGATGCATAATCCCTTGGGTTGCCGACCACTCGCACCCCCTCATAGCGGCGCATCTTGATCAGGCTTGGCGACTTGATATCGAGCCTGGCAACGATGCGGACGGCCAGGGTCATCGCTTCCTGACGTCCCCATCCCCTGCCACCAGCGCCCCGGCAGGCACGAACGAACCCGGCGGAATCTTGACACCCTGCACGATGATCGACCCAGCCCCGATAAACGAACCGTCGCCAATCCGCACCCCACCACAAAGCACAGCGCCAGGTGCAATATGGCAGTGCTGGCCAACGATGCAATCGTGGTCGATCCGCGCGCCCGTGTTGACCAGCGTGTTGTCCCCAATCAGCGCATTAGGCTGGATTACGGCCCCAGCCATGATTTGCACGGCTTTCCCGATGTCACCCCTCACGATGGCTGTTGGATCGATGATCGGGAACCATGCGTCGTACCGGTCGAACAAGGATCGTCGCACGTCTATGTCACCAACCCCGATAACAACCAGGCCCGCAGGTTCCTCCACCATCCGCCAAGGCAGGTGCAAGGCATCCAGCACGCCTGATATCGCCCCTGCATGCCCGCCGCTCCCGATGATGTCGATCAAATCTGGTTCCTCAGCTTTCGCCCGTCCCAAATTTCCGGCCGGCGCCAGCGGTCGCAAATCTCCTGAAAGTGTTCGTCCGTCATGCCGTGGTATGCCAGGAACTCGGGATAGTGCCGCGCCGGGAAATCCCCGTCGTACTTCCTTACCCGCGCGACCCCTTCTTCCCGCGTGATGTCCCCGTCCCTGATCTCGTGCGCCGCGTCAGAGGTACACCGGCCGATGCCGAACTTCACGACCCCCATATAGTAGTGGAATCCATCCATTCGGTCGTCGAGTGAGGCATAGCGGGAATACGTCCCCTCGCTGCGGCCCTCCGGGTTGCCCTCGAATCCAAGGTGTTCGGCGGCGTAGTAGTAATTGGCCTGGGGATGCCAGTGGTGATAATAGGACCACCAATGGACCTCAAGCCCGCTCGTGTCCGGGGGTGGCGAGAAGAACGGCGACACGTAGGCCCGCTCGTCCTCGGTGAAGGCCCCAACTTCAACCCCAACATCAACAAGGGAGTTGACCCCGGCACCCTTGAGATAAACCCGCTCCCAATCGTCGAAACCCCATGAGGGCTTGTCGCACGACGAATCCCCGCCGTACTCGGCCTCTCCGTTCTCACCGAAGAAAATAAGCGGAATGCCAAAAGCCTTGGCCATGTGAAGACAGTAGAAAAGCTGGCCGTAGACGAACGGCTGGAAGTTGTCCCCGAGCAGCTCAAGAGAGAGCCGCGCCAGCTTGCGCATGACGTGGCCGTTCGGGAAGCACGTCACGCAGTCAAATCCGGAATGGACGAAGCTCTGGAAATTCTTCCAGCCGATGTCGGTATATCCGAACGGTGCCCACTTCACGGCCAGGGGGTGCATACCCAGCGCCTTGACCTTGTGCGCTATAGGCCCGCTGTCCTTGCCCCCGGAAGTGGGAACGATGCAGTCATACCCGGACGGCCGGCGGTGCCTATCCAGAAGGGCGTCAAACTCACGCTTCCGGCCCGACCAGCCCCGCGCGGCCTGGCTCTCTTTGTAGCGGCAGGCCGAACAAACGCCGCCCTCAAACGTGACCCGGGGCCGCTGATTAGACATCACGCACCGGCTACAGTACTCCACCGTGGCCGGCAGCTTGCCCAACTGCGGATCGACCGGGCGCAAGGCCCTGACACGAGCCTCAACTTCGGCAGACCACAGCGGGGGATAGTCGGGAAGGATCAAAAAACCACCTCTTTCAACCGTAGGGTGTTATTCCCGCACGCCGCGCGAAAGCAGAAAGGCCAGGCGCCGCGCCAATTCCGCCTCCGACACGTCCTTTGTCTCAATCGGCCCGCCATCCTTGCCGGTCAGCGCAATCGATGACACATCAGGAATTGACTTTCGCAGCAGGATTTCAATGCTTTTCACCTGTCCGCTCGAAAGTTCGGGATCAATTTCGCCCAAAGCGTTTGCCGTCAACCTGTTAACAAGCTGACTGGCCTTAATTTTTTCCCTGATTTCGTCGGGGTGAAAGAGGTGCTTGCGCTTTGCCATCACACCCTACTTCTTCTTCCCGCCCTTGCCTTTTTTGCAGCCCATTTGATACCCCCATTGCGCCAGATGGAATCCTACCGGCTCCGGTGCCCACTGCGTACAGATCGCATCGCCGTTTTGGTCCACCAGGCCAGTCTCGACAATCTCGGGCTCAGAGGCGTGGACCGTCATCGAGCGGGACAGATTTTCATCTCCACCATCTTCCCATGCCCCACGCACGATGTATCTTTTCATGGCCAACCAAAAATAGTTGTTGACTTACCCCACGCTATGCCGTATCTTTACGCAATCGAGACCGGACGGATACACAGGAGAGATTGAGATGACCCGCTCGTTTTCATATGGCCGCTTTCGCATTATCCTCTTTGTTGAGCGTCGCGAGTATGTCGCGGGCAACCGCAGCATCTATCAGGCTCGCGTCATTGATAGGGGTCATTGCTGGACAGGCCCGCGCACCATGTACCTTCGCGATGCGGTTCGTCTTGCGGTAAATCTCTTCGCGTGACCCTCTCCAGTGCCCCGTTTCGGCGGGGCACGCGTGAGTGCCACCAAGCCAACTTGTAACGATTTATTACACGTTCCAAAAAGGAGATTGCGCCATGCGTAACGAGATAATCGCCGTCATCTGGGTAGATTGCCAAACTAGGCGGGATGATGCTTTCCCTGCCGTGCTCTACCGAGTCAATGGCCATCGATACGGCCCAAGAAATGCACGAATATGATGTGGACGGGACCACGTTGCAGCACCTAAGAGCCGTCCGCCTACTGCCCAGCAGCGATACGATTGAAACCTTGTGGGCGCCGATCGCGCGACTTCGAATCCGCCCGGTTTGACGAGGCCGCTTACGACTGTGACCCTCTCCCCACCGGCCGCAGAACGTGGCCGGCTTGGCGAGTGCCACAGTCAGACAGGAGATTGACTAGATGTTTGACGACCACATTTCAAAGTTTGCCGAAAGCCGCCCCCGCAAGGGTACCACCATCACGTATCAAGGGAAACCGCACGGGATCGTTGACCATACCGATGGCGCCCTGTGCTGGAACCGATACGAGGACAACGGCGAAGAGATTTGCCTTCCGTTCATTTAGTGCTTTCACGACGGGCTCAACAATATGCACGACTGGCCCGGCAAACGTAAATCTGACGAGGCTTGACCAATGACCAATCCCCTCATCATCGAATCCGGCCTTGCCCTTTGGGGGCCGTCATGGCAAACGCCGATGGCCCGCGAAACGGGGCACAACATTCGCACCATCCAGGGGTGGGCCGCCGGGCGCCACAAGCCACGCGCCAAGGTCTACGCCGAACTGTTGGCCCTGATGGCCGCCAGGGTGTCCAACCTCGGCTCCCTCATGCAGAGGCTCCAAGAGGCCAAACCGTGACGGCCATGAAAAAGCCGCCCGGAGGCGGCGGAATTAACGGCAGGGTTTTACCGCCTGCCGTGGACGCGCCCGACCTAGACTAGGTGCGGCTGCCGTCCCTGGAAATAGGGAGGGCCGCTCCTGGAGATGTTCCTGGAGCGGCCCTGACCAACAGCATGCTGCTGGCGGGTAAATTTGCACCCGGAGATCAACCCGGGCGGCCTGGGTGGCTGATCCAGGTCTTGAGGAAGACGGCATCAGGGGCCACCTGATACCGGAACCTCTTACAAAAATTCCATCATGTTCACCCTACCATGCCGTCTATTAACCCGTCAATAGTACCGCTCCATCAGCTTTCGCGCATTTCTCAAGCGCACTTTTTGGGAAATTTTAGCCCTTGTTTCTGCGCTGCATATACGCCCCTTGTGCACGGCGGAAATCTTAGCGCGGTGCTCTGGAGTGAACTGGTACTGCATCACGTATCCCTCAGTCGATCCGCCGCCATCCTGAACGTTTTTGATATCGATCCCCATTTCACGGAATGCCTTGATCATCCTCTTTTCAGTGTCGTTCCACACGGCAGTCCGTTCCGTCACCATGGGGATGATTTCGATCTTGAACCCATCCGCCTGCTGTTCCCGTATCCACTGGCAAACTGGAGTTGTGCTGCCGCTCTTTGCCGCCACCATGTGGCCGCCCAAGCGGTGGTTTATATCGTCGCTCGTCTGGCCGATATAGCGCGGTTGGTCCTCTCCCGTCGACTTGAGGACATACACCGTGCACGGAACGCCGCCGTCCGGGTTTCTCATCACGCCACCCTGCGCCGCGACGAAAACCCAGCGATCTCGGCGTAAAGCTGCAAGCCGGCGACGACCAGCGGCAGCGCCACCGGCCGCTCGTTGTTGATCACCGTGTCCCACACGGGGGCCATGCGCCGTCCCAACTTATTCGCCCACGGCTTGTAGTGGGCCTCGTAGGCGCTATACTCGGCCGGGGTCATCAGGTCCAGGAAGTCCCGCACCCGCGCCCCGGCGACGTGCCCGCCCTCCCTGGGGCGGAACGCGGGAAACATGCCCCGACCTATCGCCGCGTACATGGCCCGTATTTCCAGCGCCGCGTCCCAATGGGCCTGTCTGATTTTCCCGCTCAGGAACAATTCGCGTGCCACATCGATTTCCAGCTTCGCCGCCGTTTCCTGGGTCGGCCCCATCTCGTCCATTTTCGACTTCTCTGGACGGGTTTGTGTCCTCATGCGCCAAGCTCCCTCTCCAGATAGTCGGTTATCGCCTTGATCTCCGGCCTGTTCTCGCGCATCCCATCGATCCGCTTGACGCCGTGCATGATGGTGGTGTGGTCGCGTTTGAAATGCCGGGCGATGCTCGATTTAGAGGCCCCGGTCATGCGATTCGACAGCCAGAACGCGACCTGGCGGGCCATGGAAACCCGGGCATGTTGTTGAGGCCCATAGAGGATCTCCAGGTTTTCGATGCCGAAAAAGGTGGCGCACGTTTTGTCGATCACCTCCAGGGCCGGCACCACCGAGGTAAAATCATCCGTGAAGTCCTCGACCCGCTTAAGGTCGGTCGGCGGCGTCTGGCGGACGCGGGATAGGTTGATCATGACGTCACCTCCATTAACCTGTCCGTCTCGTTGCCCCACGCATCCCTGCCCGGTTCTTCGGGCTCGTCCTTGATCATCAAAACGGCGTGCCTCCCGTGGTGCGTGCCCTCAAGGGCCTTTGTCTGCGTCCAGCCATCAGCCAGATAGGCGGGGATCTCGGCGTGGGGGACGTACATGAACATCAGCCAAGCCCCATCTTGAACTGCTCCGCCTTCGCGCGGGGGATAAACATGTCGGGCTGGCTGTAGGCTTTCTCGATGCGAGCGCAGGCAATGTCAAAATAACGCGGCTCGATCTCGATGCCAATGAACTTCCGGCCCATCTTGGCGCAGGCTACTCCGGTGGTGCCGCTGCCCATGAAGGGGTCAAGGATGACTTCTCCTGGCCTTGTGAAGTCAGCAATCAACTCGCGCATCAATGGCACCGGCTTTTCAGTTGGATGCTCGCCGTGCCGGTTGCGGTCGTTGGTAAGGTAGGAGTACACCCCCCGCTTGCCCCCCGAATTCCAATGGCTGTGCCCCCTGCCGAGCCAAGCCGTCACAATATTTTCGTAAGCGAGGGCTGGTCCTTGGCCGTTAAATTTCGGCATAGCGTCCGGCTTCACCCAGATCATGGGCGTCTTGTATTTGATGTCGTGTGCCTCGATAGCATCTCGCCACAAAGCAACACCTTCGGCCGTGCAAAAGATTAAACACCATCCATCGCAGCATTCGCGCACGGCCCCGCAGATCTTGGTACGGATTCCATCGATTCCAGCAAACGACAGCTTTGCTGTTATCCGGCCTCCGTCGTTGCGTTTTATGCCGCCTATCCGATCCTGAGAAATCTGTTCGTAGGGCGGGTCCGTCACCACGGCATCAACCTTGCCAAGTGTGGGCATGATTTCGAGGCAGTCGCCGCAGTAGAGCGTGCAATCCCCGATGATGACTGGCTCGATCATAAACGCCCCACATGCGCCCTGAGCGCCTCGTGCGTGATCCGCCTCAGCGCCCGGTATGCCTGCCGACGCTGGCCCTTCCCCGCCCCACGGTAGGCCAGCACGGCCAGGGAATGCGGGTCGCGCCTCCGGAATAGCCGGCGGAAAAGGTGTATCATCCCGCCCTCCTTACCGTCAGCACCGCGCCCTCGATATCGTCGCGCCATTCCGCCGTGACCCGCTCAATGTTCGCGTCGTCGTCGATCACGCCCATGGTCACGAGCAAGTCCAAAGCTGGCTTGATCCGGTTGTCGATATCTGCCGCGGCAATCCGCTTTACCCCAATTTCAACCTCCACCTTTCCCGACAACCGCCCGGCCCGTTGGGCTCGAATGGCCCATCCCGCTTCCTTGGCCCACGCGACGTACTTTTTCGAGCGCACCCTGCCCTTGCCGGCGACGTTGCGGAACGCCATGTTCGCGCTAGGGGGCGTCGGAATTGCCAGGACGATCGTTCGGGTCATGCCAGCGCCTCGGTATCAACGTGCGGCTCTTGCTCGGCGAAGAACGCTTCGATCTCGGCATTCCCAACGTGCGGTTCCTGCCCGGCGCGGAGGGATTCGCAGGCCCGCCGAAACAGGAACCTTTTCAACTCGACCCAGCACCACGCCTGGAATGCCCGGTCCAGCAGGGCGCCGCCATTCACCGCCAAGCGCGCGGTCACATATGCGTGAGCCTTACGGGAACGCGCGATGCGGTCGTAATCGGCGGGCTTGCCCTCGCTGGATTTTGGCGCGTCGTAATGCTGGTCGCAGGCGGCGACGAAGGTAGAAACCTTCGGCCACGAATTCCACTTGTGCTCGGCAAGTACGCGGTCGAATGCCTTCACCAGGACGGGCTCCGGGTATTTCCCCAGCAAGCGAACGTAATCCTCGATGATCACGTCGACCTTGCCCTTTTCCGGTTCGGTCCATCCCCGCTCGCGCATCGGCTGGACGATGACCCGCAATACCCTTTCCCTCATTGCCGCAATCCTTCACTGATGATTTGGTCGATCTGCCGGCTCCGCGCCGCCGCCGTCTCCCGTTCCGACAGGACCTTGATCACGTATGGGATAGGGTCCACCGGGGATTGCCTGCGGGCCTCATTGATGGCGTCCAGGGTGGCGTCGTCGCCATGATCCCGGCACCACTGGCCCAGCAGCGTCCGAACCTGCTTGTCGGTTTTCCCAGAATGTCCGACGATCCATTCTCTTGCCCGACCAAAAATTCGTGTCTTCGAATCTGGCGCGTCAGCGCCAGTACCGCTAGGTACTGAATCTTTGGTAGTTGATGGTTGATAGTTGATAGTTAGTTTTTCGTTTTGATAACCGTCAGGTTCGTCCATGTTGTTGTTTTTATTGGAAGGTCTACCCCCCATGCGGCCATTCTGAGTTGCCTTTGAAATGCGGTTGCCGGCTCTCTGCAACTCCTCTGCACACCGCGTGACCATAAGCTTGCCACCTTCTTGAGACACTTTCCCAGCGTCAATCAGGCGGTCCAACGATGCGCGAATTGACCGCCAATGCGTGCCACGGAACAGACCTGAAATCCACACGTGATCGTCATCGATGGGGCCGCCTCGACTATAGATCAGGGTGCATACCATCCAATAAACTCCGAAGTCCTCGGCATCCATTTGGCCGACGACGCCTGCAATCATTTCATCCGGCGAATAGTCAATGCGGCGGGGCTTTCTACTCACGATGTCACGCCGCCTTTATGTGCGCCTGGAGCCGCGCCTTGACGGCGGGGGTCGTTGCCTGCCCGAGCAGTTCTCCGGACCTGTTCACGGAAAGTTCCAGCCGGGATAACTGCGTGTGAATCCGTTGCATATCCTGGGGATATTTCCAGCCTAGAGAGGGTTCCTTGCCGATATGGCGTTTGATGATCGCGGCCACGTCGCGCTCTTCCATGCCGACGTAATCGCAGATTTCCTTGAAGTCATCGCCGCCGCGCCACTTTGCCATGATGGCGTGCTCGCGGGCCTCGTAGAAATCCATCATTCCTCCCTCCCGTCGTCTTCGTTCTCAAACCGCCACATTGTCCACCACAGCGCCAGAACGGCGAGGATGCCAAGGCCCATGATTGCCAGCAGGAAGGAGAAAACCGTCATGCGATAATCCCCCATCCACGGCAGGTCCCGATAACCTCATCTAGCGACCGCGCGATGGCATACGGGCACCACTGTTCGGTCATCGCCGCCTCGAAGCCAATCTGCGGACCGGACTGACGGCCCTTTTCAGCTTTCAGTTCAATCCAATACGCGCGCTGGTTTTTGATGATCAGGACATCCGCCACGCCGGGCTTGACGCCCATCTTCTTGAGTTTCGCGGCCTCAATCTTCCCGCGCTTTCCCCCGTTCGGGACGTGGCACCACCAGAAGCCGTGCATGGGCGCCATCATGTCAAGATACTCCGCGACGGCGCGCTGGATTTGTTCCTCTTCGTGCTTCACGGCATCACCTATGAAAGATCGGCGGCCCCGGCCTAGAGGCCGCCAGTTTGGCGCGAGGGGCGCCGTTGGGTCGAACGCGGACCGAGAGCATCGCTCGGTGGCCGGATTAAGACGCACAAGCGTACCGGCGCCCCTTGCACGGGCATGAGATCCGGATCAACATCTCCGCGTCCGCCGCTGCGTCCGTGTGGGGCGCAAGGGTGAAAGCGGTCATGATGCGATTCCTTCGTGACGTTCGGGGCAGTCCAAAGCGTAATCGTAAATTACGTGTGGCCTCTGATCGCGCTCACAGAATTCTTGTGCGTTTTCCGGGGTGCTGAAAATGTGCGTGGTTTCCTGTCTGTCGGGATCAATACACACCACCACGTAAACCATCATGGCGGTGCCGGGGGAGGGCGGACCCCCGGCGGGTAGGCTTCGCAGGTGGGATGAAGGGAGGGACAACTTTGGACCTTTCATGCTAGGGGTTCGCCCGTGCGCCGCGTCCTTCCGGTCTTGGGCTGGCCGGCGGCGGGGAAATCAACGCGATCCCGGCTTGTTCATGTGCGGCGGTCGGCCGACACCGTGCAGGGCGCGGAGATAGCGCATGTCTTGGCCCGTGTAGCGCGAGCGGCGAATGGATTTGTGCAGGGAAAACACCGTTCTCTTTCCGGGGCCGGTCATGTGCAATGGAGAAAACACCGGGGGCGGCATTTGGAGCGGGCCGCTGCCAAGAATGGAAGCCATGAACGGAAGCCTGAAATTGAATTTCATCATCTCACCACCTCGCCTCGCTGGGGTCGGAAAGATCGGCGGGGCGGTCGTCTGCCCCGCCAGTCTGGGAGGTCAGCGGTGAAAGCGTGCGACGCTCGCTGAAATCGTACCGGTCTGTGCGGAAGGCGCCGATGCCGAACCCTTCATTGTCCGTCCAGTCAACAAGCTGTAAGGTCATGGCGTCGCCTCGAAATCATCCGGGATGACCCGCTCGATGGCCTCGATTGTCGTCATCGCAGGCCGCCAGTCCGGATCATCCATGCGGGCCAAGCTGTTGATCCCCAGGCCCGCCGTGATGGCGAGCCGGCTCTTGCTAATTCCCGCCGCCAGGCGATACTTTCTGACGTGATCGATGGCGGCCTGAAATGTTTGGGAAAGATTGCTCATGGCCCGATGGTAGGCACAAACGGGAAATGGCGTCAACGGGAAAAATCACCGCGCCGCGTGATTTATTTGCTTGACGATCACTCCGCAACGTGAATAATGGGGGAATGATTTTACGCCGGGCGACCGGCACAGCAAGCGCTCATGGCGGCTGACACCCCTCCGATCCACACCGCCGCCGGGGGCCAGGGGATAGGAAGATGGCACGGCTAAAAGAAATGACCGCTCACATTAGAAAGCGGCTTCGCGTTGAGGGGATTGGCGCCCGCGTCCACATGTGCGGCGACAGCATCAAGGTTTCTGTCCCTGCGTATGGCCTTGAGTTTTCCGACGACGAACAACGTTCCATTCGGTTCATCGCGAAGTGCAATCGCTTAACCCGCACCAGTGGCGCGGAGATCGACGTGGAACGCATGACCGACCCCTTCGAGATGGAATTCCATCTCCCCGTGGAGGCATGAGGAAATGCAAGACGACGATGACGGCGATCCCATCATCCACGTGTGCCAAGGGCCGCCAGCCTGCCAGTTGCAAGGCGATGCAGCCATTTCCGCCCAAAAATCCGGGTGCCCATGGTGCAAGCGCAGCATCGTCCACGATGACGGAACCGAGACAGTTTTAGAGCCGTCGCATCAGTGAGGATTGAGATGAAACACACACCCGGAACTTGGGCAGCAACTACCCGGCAGGGCTCTTGGGATTGGCTCGTCTACAGCGCCGACAATCCGAATATCGAGGTCTGCCAAATGTTTCATGACGGCACAGAAGAAAACGAAACAGGCGAAGCCAACGCGATGCTTGTCGCCGCTGCCCCCGATCTGCTGGCTGCGTTGGAAACCATAATCAGCAACATCGGTATGGGCGGGCTTTACTTGGAAGGCGATGCAGAAGAGTGCGGACTGAATAAGGCCCGCGCCGCGATCGCCAAGGCTAGCGGAACCAATTGAACACAGCAGCCCCCGGCGGGTCAGCCCAACAAGCGCCGCCGGGGAAGGGGAGAGAGGAAATGAAGATCCAGGCACCCATCATCACCGTCACCGTCACATGCGAAATTGTGTCCGGCCGCCCGATGATCGTCTGCCAGGACGAGGAATCGCCCTATCGCCGCTACTGGCTGCCCGAGGAAGTGCTTGAGCGCGGCGGCGAGGGCTGGGCGGCCGAGGGCGACCATTACCGGCACGTCTACACCTGCGACGCCAGCGTGCCCGGCGCCGTTGCCGACGTGCTGACCGGCCGGAAAGCGGAGGCCGCGTGATGGCCGCCACGATCACCATAGAAACCGAACTTTCGAACACCGACACCGGTCTGGAACGTGTCCGTATCGAGCCGTCGCGCATCGACGGCGCCGACATTCACCTGACGGTCTACGGCCGGACCGAGATCGTCACCCGCGCCGAGTTCGATTTGATTGCCTCCGCGGTGGCGCGGTGGGACCGGCTGACGGCGGAAATGCATGACCAGGAAAGGGCCGCTTAAAATGGAAGTCAGGACGCAAGCCGAACTCGACGCCGCCCTGAAGGCAGGCGACACCAAAATCATCCTGCGTGGTGGTGGATATTTTTGTCTGTCGGGCAGCGCCACCGTGCGGGCCTCGGACAGCGCCACCGTGCGGGCCTCGGGCAGCGCCACCGTGCGGGCCTCGGGCAGCGCCACCGTGTGGGCCTGGGACAGCGCCACCGTGGAGGCCTCGGACAGCGCCACCGTGTGGGCCTCGGGCAGCGCCGCCGTGCGGGCCTCGGGCAGCGCCGCCGTGCGGGCCTCGGGCAGCGCCACCGTGTGGGCCTGGGGCAGCGCCGCCGTGCGGGCCTGGGACAGCGCCACCGTGGAGGCCTCGGACAGCGCCACCGTGGAGGCCTCGGGCAGCGCCACCGTGCGGGCCTGGGACAGCGCCACCGTGCGGGCCTGGGACAGCGCCACCGTGGAGGCCTGGGGCAGCGCCACCGTGCGGGCCTGGGGCAGCGCCACCGTGTGGGCCTGGGGCAGCGCCGCCGTGCGGGCCTGGGACAGCGCCACCGTGCGGGCCTGGGACAGCGCCACCGTGGAGGCCTCGGGCAGCGCCACCGTGCGGGCCTGGGGCAGCGCCGCCGTGCGGGCCTGGGGCAGCGCCGCCGTGCGGGCCTCGGGCAGCGCCGCCGTGCGGGCCCGGGACAGCGCCACCG